TAGTGGACAAGTATTAACAACAGACGGTGGTAAAAAACTTTCTTGGACTGATCAAACAGGTGTAGGTTCTAGCGACGAATCTTTTCCTGTGGGTGATTATATGAATGTTTACGGGCTAGCAGAAACCCATGTAGGTTCAGAAGGACAGGATCCTACAGATGCGTTTGGTGTTAGCTTAACATACATTTATGATTGCATGGACCCTGAAGGAAAAATTTTAACAAAAGATTTAGGTGGATTTTAAGGATTAAGAAATGCCAACACAAGTTCAATTTAGAAGAGGCTCGGCTTCTCAGAATAATACCTACACAGGAGCCGCAGGTGAGCTGACCATAGATACTTCAACCTGGGACATAAGAGTTCATGACGGTATAACACCAGGTGGGTACAGCGTAAGTGGTGCAGCATCTACTGCTACTGCAATCTCAAGTGGAGTTACAGGGGATTTATTATACCAAAGTGGGCCAGGCGTTACATCTTTTATTAATATAGGAGCTGCCGATACTGTTCTTACCAGCGACGGAACAACTGCTACCTGGGTAAGTTTAGGAACATTAACTGCTGTTGGCGGAGTTAATGCCGATAACTTGCAGGTAAATTCTATTACAGCTGGCAACAGATATCTAGTGGTTACAGATCAGACTGGAGCATATACAGCACTAGAAGCTAGCACTGCTACCATTTATAATGAATCTTCAGGATTAACAATAAACAAAGCACTTAATGCAGGAGGACATATTATTCCTACTGCCAATGGCACATATGATTTAGGATCATCTAGTAATAGATTTAGAACACTATATCTAACAAGTAGTTCTCTATATGTAGGAAATACTCATTTAACCGGAACAGGAACAACTGGATTATCTGTTAACGGTGTGCCTGTTGCATTAACTAACGCAAATGGCGATCTAAATGGTAGAAACTTAGTGTTAACAGGAAACTTAACAGTTCAGGGAACTACTACTCAGGTAGATTCAACTGTAACAAATGTTAGCGATCCTATCTTTTCTATAGGTGGTGGTGCTAATGGTGCGGCACCTGCTACAGATGATAATAAAGATAGAGGTATAGCTTTTCAATGGCATAATGGATCTAGTGCAAAAACAGGTTTCTTTGGCTTCGACGATTCTACAGGCTTCTTTACATTTGTTCCAGATGCTACAGTCACTGGTGAAGTTGTTTCAGGAACTAAAGGTGTCCTAGATGCAAACTTGGCAGGGGGTGCTGCTAATAGTTTAGTTTATCAAACAGCAGCAAATGCTACAGGATTTGTAACTGCTCCTACGACAACCAGCACATATTTACAGTGGGACGGTAGCGGTTTTGCTTGGGCAAGTTCAGTTGGCCCACAAGGCCCACAAGGCCCTAGTGGTGCAAATGGAACTATTGGAGTAGATGGAGCTACTGGACCTCAAGGACCACAAGGTGTTACTGGGCCACAAGGACCTCAGGGTCCACAAGGTAATACTGGACCGCAAGGACCTCAAGGACCGCAAGGCGCTACAGGACCTCAGGGTCCACAAGGTAATACTGGACCGCAAGGACCTCAAGGACCGCAAGGCGCTACAGGACCACAAGGACCACAAGGGGTAACTGGACCACAAGGACCACAAGGGGTAACTGGACCACAAGGACCACAAGGTGTTACTGGGCCACAAGGACCTCAGGGTCCACAAGGTAATACTGGACCGCAAGGACCTCAAGGACCGCAAGGCGCTACAGGACCTCAGGGACCACAGGGAGTTACTGGACCTCAAGGACCTCAAGGACCAGGAAGTCCACTTGCAACAGTGTTTACAATAACAAATACTACAGCAGCAACAAGTACACAAACCGGTGCTTTACAAGTAGCAGGCGGTGCAGGTATTGGCGGCAATCTTTATATCGGTGGAGAAATAGTTGCTAATAAGTTAACGATTCAATATACAACAGTTACAACAACATTAGTTCAAACCGACGATGTTATACAGACATTGAATACTACAGATGCTACAACTACTCAAACCGGTGCTCTTATAGTAGCAGGCGGTATAGGTGTAGGAAAGGCAATCTATGCAGGTGGAAATATTAGGGGTGGTAAGATTACCGCAGCAGGGGATGGAACTCCTACAGCCATAGAAGTACAAGGTGGATTAGGAGTAGGTAACGGAACTATAGCAGGTATAACTGCCATAAGAGGTGGAAATGCTAGTGCAGAAGGCGGACAACTTGTTTTAGGGTTTGGAAATAACTTAGCAGCTAGCATTAACGGACAAGATAATAATACATGGAATATTGATGTAGCCGGTGGAACCTATGACTTGTTCAGAATATTTAGAGTGAATTCTGGAGGAACCTCTAAAGTAGCCTTACAGATAGATAATACTAATGCAGGTACACAGATTGATAGTTTAGGTGTAGGCACAGCAGCTTCCGGAACAGCGGGTGAAATACGTGCTACAAATGAAATAACTGCTTTTTATTCGGATCGTAGACTTAAGGAGAATGTTGTTAACATTAGCGATGCTGTTACTAAAGTTCAAACTTTAAATGGTATAACTTATACACCGAACGATCTAGCAGAAACTTATGGATATGACAAAAATGTTAAACTGGTAGGATTATTTGCAGACGAAGTAGAACAAGTTTTACCAGAAGCAGTCAAAGCAGCACCATTTGATATAAATGAACATGGGTACAGTAAATCCGGAGAAAACTATAAAACTGTTCAATATGAAAAAATAGTTCCACTTTTAATTGAAGCTATTAAAGAACAGCAACGACAAATTGCTCAGATTTCAGAAGCGCTAAATAAGTTGGTTAATAAATAATCGGCCGCAAGGGAAAGACTAATGGCAATTTTACCTGGTACTGGATCTGCTTTATCGTTTGGGAAAGTTTATTCCGCCTATACTAATGCTTCATATCCTACAGCAGGTGGTACTGCTGTAAAACTGAGTGCTACACTAGGTGTAGGCTATGGTGGAAAGACACTGGGTTCGCAGATTAGTTTTTCTAGTACGTTTGGTGGCGCATCTACTCCGTACAACTATCCATGATAAAAAAAACTGACAAAACTAAACTAAAAATAAACATAGATTACTTACTAGAAGTTGCCAATAAAGGTCCTAGCAAATGGGAACTAGATACTATTATTTGGCATGATCGAACAACTGATCCAAAATGTCTAGTAGAGTTTTTAACTAAAATTAAGTCTTTAGAACAGAAGACAGATAAAACTGATTTTGAACAAAAAGAATATGATATTTTAGTAGAACTGGCTAACGACCTAAATGAAGAAGAATGCCTAGAATTATTAAGTGACAACGACGAGATCGTTCAGCAAAACTTTATAGAATCTCTTGCTAGGGCAAGTGCTTTAGAAGTATTAACAAGAGATAAAGTAAGTTTGGAAACAATGAGTCTTATGTGCAAGCTCAATCCTAGTGATTTTATCTTGACTTCTAAACGCACACAAGATATTATTAACAATGTACACGAACTTGTTATACAAGGTGAAACTCTTAGTAATGATGTTGCAGGCGCATGAAAAAATCCGTTTTCGCTTCCAGTAAGTGGACCTTAAAAAAAAATAAACTAGCAATCTTAGTACCATGCAGAGATATGTTACACTCTGCACACGCTTTTGCCTTAGTCGAGCTTATTAAACTAAACACTATGAACAACATAGATACACATGTTGCCATGGATGCTAGTACAATTTTATTAACACAACGTGAACGTTTAGCTATAGAAGCTCAAAAAATAGGCGCTGAATACATGTTGTGGTTAGACAGTGATATGGTATTTCCTCCGACAACTGCACTAAGATTAATGGCTCACAATGAAGATGTAGTGGCCGCAAACTATGTACGACGACAGCCTCCACATAAAGGTGTTGCTTACGAGACAATAGGAGATTGGCAAAATCCTTTGCCTTATGAACCACAAGATGATCTTGTACCTATAGAAGGAATAGGCATGGGGTGTATGCTTATGCGAACAAGCATTTTAGATGAAATACCTCAGCCTTGGTTTGAGTTTGGATGGAACCCACAAACTACAGATCATTTAGGCGAAGATATGATATTCTGTCAAAAAATAGCACAGGCTGGATATACTATTAAGGTAGATACCCAACTTAGTATGGAAACACTACATTTAGGTACGTATGCTTTTGGTCCAGATTTATTAAAGTAAATCTAAAAGTATTTCTATTTTTGTTTTAATGGTCTTATTGTGTAGGCTATTTTTTAATGCCTGATGTAGAGGTTTAGGCCAATAATCATATTTTGACCAACAGTAACCCATATGTTCTCCATTTAGATTTGGAATAAACTCTTTTTCTACAAGTAAAATATATGTATTGTATTGAAAATTATGGTCATTACTTGTAAAAAGTTCTAATGGGATTATTTTTTTAATGGTAGGCGGTGGTCCTACTTCTTCTTGTATTTCTCTTGTAAGGCTATCTAAAGTAGTTAAATCAGTAGGTTCTTTTTTTCCACCTACTAATCCCCAAGTGCCAACAGTTTTAGTCTGTGTTCTTTGAACTAGTAAAAATCTTTTAGTCTCTGAACTTAGAAATAAACCACCATTACAAATTATTTTGTTTACAAAATTAGACGCCATAAACTTTTATCGTATAAACCCTCGAAGCTCTTACTCCATGAACCTTCTGCCCATTTGTATTGAACTCCTGTATATGCATTAGTTATATACGTTAAATCAGTCTCTGTGTTGGAATCGAATATTATATTCCATTGACTACCGTCCCATTCTATAATATCGTTCGCATGTGCTTGAAAATCTGAACCGTCTGCATTTTTCCAAGCATCTGGTCCGTCGTACCCTGTGGTTCCGAAAGCAGCATTTTGGTTAATATCTTCTAATATTAGATAACGTATGCCGCTGGTTTTGCCAGACGGATTAAAGCGTTCAGGATCTATAATAGCATCTACTGTGCCTCTGCCAGATATAATAGTGTTGGTTGGTATTGTGTCGCTATCTATGTTAAGCATCATTCTACTATCGTCAAGAGGATCCATACTGATGTAGGCAACGATTTCATTACCGTCAGCTTTCATTAGTCGTATTTGACTAAGACCAGCTCTAAATGTACCTGGATATAAATCTAATATTTGTCTCCAAGATTTACTCATACCCGGAACTGTAATGTCTACCATAGACTGGCTAGAAGGATTGTTTGCCACTAGTGTGCCTACGTTGTTTACTACAAGTAAGTCAAACTCTCCAGGAGTCACTACAACTATTTCGTTTTGAGATCCGAGAGATTCTAATACAGCATCTACTTCAGTGTATTCTGATGCAACAGCACCCGCTGTGTTAGGATAAATGTTGGCTAAAATCTTTGTAATTATTCCAAGTTTTTTTACTTTAACAGGCGGTGTTATCCAAATAGGCGTTTCAAAAACTAATGTTAAAATATCTATATCCTGCTCAATACCTTGCGGCACACTTCTGCTGGTCCAAGTTTGACTTTTAATGGTTAATGTGCTTAAACTTGTCCAGTCTATATAGTTGTCAGTAGTTTGTATTTCCAGGCTAGGGTTGAATAATACTGATATCTGTTCCCAAATTTGTAACTTTTGATCTGTATTTGTAGACCAAATATCCGCAGCAAAATCTGCAAGATAAGGAACAGGCATTAATCTTTCTACAGTATAGTTTGCACCTTGTTGATTAATCAGATACTCATTATCTGCATCGTCAAATGCACGCTCTCTGATATGTATTTTTCCTACAAAACTAGGATCTTGTACCCTGGGGCGATCATATTGTAAGTCTTTTATATAACAGGCAATATATGGTGCGCTAGGAACGGTGTTTTCTGTATTTTTACGAAGGATTTGGCTAACCATTCTATTCATATCGCCGTAGAGAACCGGAATACGTGTAAGTTGACCTCTAGCATCTTTATAGCTAAAGTTACTCATTATGCGCATGAACTGGCCTAGATAGCGTTTAACTTGACCGTCGTAGAAATAATCCATTAGTTATCTGCCCTAGGTTTTAAGGCCTTACTTAAAGCCTGTTTTTCTGCCACTATTTCACCTGCAATAGTTGCTGTACTATTGTTATTAATAAATGTAGACTTCTGATTTTGTCTAACTGCTGCTCCTGCGAATGTTCCGCTTGCAACATCTTGACTACCAAAGTTATTTAAGGTCATACGAACATTATCTTCATATTTTATCCAACGCTTTCCGTCAAACCTAAATAACCTATTTGGAAGATAATCCGTTCTTAAAAAGAATTGACCGTTAGTAGGATGACTAGGGAAACTTATACCAAAGGCAAAAGTAGACCCGTTAGGTGGTGAACCATCTCCGGTTAAGTAACCTGCTCTCACATAGATGTTATCGTTAGGTGTATTCAATACTACACTGGCGTCCTGTATTGCTTGATCAACACTAGCCAATACATTTTCTTGACTAGCATCTGCTGTATCCACAAGTCCTGTATTTTCTGTAGTAGGTATAACGAAATAATGTTTTGTATCATATCCACTTAATGGAGCATCCAAGTCTGCCTGTGCTATGACTTGGTCATTTATTTCAATACTTTTTTGATATGAACTTAGTAGATCTCTAAGTGAACTACCATCGCCTGCGCCGCTGTCCGCATCCAATATTTCCTTAAACTCCTGACTGTCTACTAACGGAACACATTTACAACGTATCAAATGTGGATACCATGTTTGACTAAACCCATTTACAGGTCTTGTAACATCCTGCACCACATAAAACCTTTTCAATGCAACTAAACTATCATCTAGTGCATATTCGTCTTTAAGATGCGGCAACTCTAAAACATCACCCGCCATTAACTTTCTTTGTATTTTATCAACACAGTCTCGTAAATGGAAATGTAAAAGAATAGTATCATTTTGTAAGAATAAGCCAAACTGACTGAGATTAAAATCCAAGTCCTGCATTGTATAGATACCACGTATGACATAGATATCCGGGTCATACTTGCGGTCTCTATTTTCCATTAGGATTAGATCTTGTATACCCAGCTCAGGAATAGTGTTTGTATTTGTAGGGTTGGCTGGACTACTATCACCTTCAAGTGGATCTACAGGTCCTAGATATTTGTGTATAAAAATATCAGTGCCACCTATCTGGAACTGTTCATTGATGACCCTATCTAAAAACTTAAAGTCGGGCCCTTTCTCTGGTTTATATAGGCTTAGCCTTGGCATATTATACTGGTATATAGTATCTAATAAACTTTACAGTATTATCAGCACTTACTCCTGTTCCTTGAAATGTTAGTGTTCCTGTAGCGATAGTCGCTGTAAAAGACATTCTAGAGCTAGCACCGGTATAGTTTTGCCCAGATACTGTAATAAACGGATTAGTATCGTTATGGATAACACTGACTTCACAAGTTTCATACTCTACATTAGTATTATCAGTTATAGTTACTGTATATTTTGCTGATCTATAACTGGATGTAGACCAAGTATCTAATGTTGTGGCGATGTTTGTGACGGTAGTAACTGTAGTAACTAAATTATCAAAATCTTTTCTTAGTAGTTCAATTCCACCAGATGTAATACCGTCTTGTAATCTAAGAGTTTTAAGGGTAGTATCAAAGACTAGTTCACCGTTGGCACCTGTGAAACCGCTGAGTTGACTTGAAGTTCCTCTTCTGAACTGAACTGTAGTTGGCATTATAAATCCTCGGAAGCTATCCTTTATTTATTGCTAAATATCAGTATGACCGAAACAGATAACGAACGACAAAAAGTTGTAGAATATTGTAAGGCCATGCTGGGTTCCGGTATGGTTGATGTAGAACTTGATCCTATACATTATGATACTGCAATCAATCGTGCTCTGGCTAAGTTTCGTCAGCGTAGCTCCAATGCAGTAGAAGAAAGTTTTGGATTTATTACTGTTACAACAGACAACAATGATTATATATTGCCTAAAGAAGTTGAAAACGTTAGGCAACTTTTCCGCCGTTCCATAGGAAGCCGCACAGGTGGTGGTGATGGTGGTACGCTCTTTGAACCTTTTAATCTTGCCTACAGTAATACATATCTACTAAGTTCTACGCATATGGGCGGTCTGGCCACCTATTATGCATTTGCCAGTTATCAAAAACTTGTTGGTAAAATATTCGGTAGTGAAATTAATTTTACTTTTAATAAGACTACAAAACTACTCACAATAATGCAACGTCCCCGCACTGACGAAGAACTTTTAGTTTGGATGTATAACTATAGACCAGACTTTAACCTATTACAGGACAACTATGCAGGGCAGTGGTTAAAAGACTTTGCTCTTGCCAACTGTAAAGTTATGCTAGGTGAAGCTAGAGAAAAGTTTGCTCAAATTGCCAGTCCACAAGGTGGAACACAGTTAAATGGAACTGCGTTAAAATCTGAAGGTAAAGCAGAGATGGAAATGTTAGAACAAGACCTTATTAACTACAAAGAAGGTTCTACACCATTAACTTTTGTCATTGGCTAAGAAAAATATTGACACTATCAGCTAAACATTATAAATTATAGTACCTAAGGGGTTACTATGTTCGTAAGTTTAGATAAAGCTAAAGAACGTTATGCGATATGTAAATCGTGTTCAGACTTTAAATCCGTAACAAAAATCTGTAATATCTGCCATTGCTTTATGCCTGCTAAAACGACACTATCGGTCGCTCATTGCCCGGTGTTCAAATGGGATAAAGAACAATCTGGAACATCTAGCAAGGACTATAATTTAGATGAATAATATTATTATAGGATTTGTAGGCTTTATTGGCTGCGGTAAAGACACTGCGGCAGATTATTTGGTAAACTTTCACGGATTTCGTCGAGATAGTTTTGCGAACACCTTAAAAGATGCTATATCGGCCGTATTCGGCTGGGACAGAACCTTAATGGAAGGACGCACCGCTGAAAGTCGCAAATGGCGTGAAGAAGTGGATCAATGGTGGGCTAAACGATTAAACATTCCACATTTAACACCTAGATGGGTAATGCAATACTGGGGCACCGATGTTTTGCGTAATAACTTTCATGATGATATTTGGATAGCTAGTTTAGAGAATAAAGTTAGAAAAACTACGGATAATATTGTTATTAGTGATGTACGTTTTCCTAATGAGATCAAATCTATTCATAACTCAGGTGGCATTGTAGTAAGGATTAAGCGCGGAGAGGATCCGCTATGGATGGATGCTGCCAGTGCTTACATGAAAGGACCTAACACTATAGGATGGGCCTTAAGTAAAGTAACTTTAGATAACTTTAATGTACATGCAAGCGAATATAGTTGGGTAGGATCTGAAATAGACTATATTGTATCAAACGACGATACTATCGACGAACTGTTTAATCAACTATCTAACCTGATTAGAAATCAGGAACTAGGTCTCCCTGTTTCCAACGATGTCCTAGGCGATAAATTATACGCTGACAGTTAGCACAAATAGTTTTGAGATTATTATATTTGCAGTTAGTTAAATCACCATCTATGTGGTAGACATTAAACTGCTCCGGATATTTAGAACTATACCCGCATCTTTCGCAACTGCTTTTCTTTTTGTAACCGCTAGAAGCCCATAACGGTCTTAGTTTATTAAATCCTCTTGCACAATGATCACATTGTGACCTATAATAAGGTTTTTTCTCTTTATAATAGTTAATAGCCACGGGCCTTTCCCCGCAGGTCTTACAAAGATTACGCATTTTACGCCCTTTTTCGTGCCCTTTTCAATGTATTTAACCATTGCAAAATTTAGGTTATCCGCTAAATAAAAACAAAGTAGTCCACTAAGGAGATTTACAATGGCACTAGGATCACCAGGAGTAGAAGTAACAGTTATCGATGAGAGTTTTTACACACCATCGCAGCCTAACACTGTTCCTTTTATCTTTGTAACAACTCAACAAGACAAAACAAACCCAAGCGGAGGAACAGCACAAGGCACAACCGCAGCAAATAATGGCAAAGTATGGTTAATAACCAGTCAAAGAGACCTAACAGATACTTTTGGCACACCATATTTTGAAAAAGATTCAACTAACCAAGCAGTACACGGAAGTGAACTGAATGAATATGGCTTGCAGGCTGCATACAGTGTTTTAGGGTTGACTAGCAGAGCCTATATCGCAAGAGCTGATGTGGACTTAGGCAGTATTGCTCCTGCAACTACAGCTCCAACAGGAGATCCTGTATCAGGCACCTATTGGGTAGATACAGATGCTAGTAAGTATGGCGTGTTTGAATATAGCACAACTACAAATAACGGTAGAGGTGGATTCACTGCCATTACTCCGTTGGTAATAGACTCTGACAATGTAGCAACAGCAGCAAATGGTAGTTTAGTTCCGCTAACCAGTTTTGGTAGTAAAGGTAACTACGCTATAGTTGTTACTCCAGACAATGAAAATACATTGTATTACAAAGATTCAAGTAATGCTTGGGTAGTAGTTCAAGACAACTTTGATTCTGGAAAAGACGTACAAGTTAGCCCACATACTAGTGTACCTACTTGGACTACATCTACTACAAAAACAGGCAGTGTATGGGTAAAAACATCTAGTGCAGGTGCTGGAGCAAGTTGGGTTGTAAAATACTATAACGGTTCAACTGGCGTATGGAGCACAATGACTGCACCTATATATTCTAGTACAAGACAGGCATTAGAAAAATTAGATTATGCAGGCGGTGGTAAGAATATTACTGTAGGAAATGTGTTTATTGAATCAAGTTTTGAACATGCTGCTAACGCACAGGCGACATTTAAACTATGGCGTAGAGCGAATAGTGGCGCAACAAGTTTCAGTGTAACAGACAGTACTACAACTAGCACAGGTGGAACATTTACAGTAAGAGAAAGCCTAGCAAGCAGCACAGCATTTGGCTCAGTTACTACAGTGACAATACCTAGTGGCTTAGTTGCTGCACAAGTCCCAGCAGCTATCAGCAGCGCTGGACTGACTAACGTCAGCGCAACATACAATACTACAACTGGTGTATTAACAGTAAGTCATGCACTAGGTGGTGATATGCTAATCAATGATGTTAGTGGATTGTTAGCTAATATCGGTGTAAGTAGTTCTGTTGATAATGTTTACACAGCAGCATCTGGTGATACACCATTTGATTTCTTGGTTTCAAACTGGGCACCATTAGTTTATGAAGCAGCGGCTAATCCTTCATCTACTGACCCAGCAGAGGGAACATTATGGTTTGATAGTAATCTTTCAACTGTTGATTTACTAGAACACAACGGATCAACATGGGTGACTTTCTCCGGTGATGTTACAGTTGCCGCAACAGCCCCAAGCAGTCCTGCAGATGGAGATGTGTGGGTATCAACAGCAGATGCAGAAAGATACGGACACGATGTTTATGTATGGGATTCATTTGCCAATGATTGGGTGTTACAAGACGTAACTGATCAATCAAGTCCTGATGGATGGGTATTTGACAACGCTAGAGTAGATGCAAATTCAAGCCTAGATGCAGACGCTCCAGATCCTGATTTATATCCAGCAGGTATTAAGTTATGGAATCTACGTGCTAGTGGCAATACAGTTAAACAGTGGGCTAACAGTAAGTGGTCATGTGTTACTCCTAACAACGAAGACGGAAGTGGCGTATTCGGTAGGTTAGCACAGAGAAAGTATGTTGTCACCGCTCTAAAAGCATTTATGGATTCTAATACAACAATCAGAGATACTGATACAGTAAACTTTAACCTAATAGCTTGCCCAGGATATCCTGAGGTTATTGCTAATATGGTTAACTTGAACGGCGATAGAGGACAGACAGCATTTGTAGTAGGAGATACTCCTATGCGTTTAAATCCAACAGCTAGCGCATTAACAGCATGGGGAAATAATTCTACTCTCGCTACGGATAATGGAGACGACGGCTTAGTTACATTTGATCCATACCTTGGTGTTTTCTATCCAAGCGGATTGGCTACAGATAACTCAGGTGTTAATATTGTTGTTCCGCCAAGTCATATGATGCTAAGAACTATTATTAGCAGCGATGCAAAAAGCTATCAATGGTTTGCACCAGCTGGTACACGTAGAGGAAATGTAGATAATGCTACAGCAGTAGGATACGTTACAAGCGAGGGAGAATTTAAATCTGTCGCACTATACGAGGGACTAAGAGATGTCCTACGTGATGTCAAAGTTAATCCAATAGCAACGCTGCCAGGTGTAGGTATTGTTAACTATGGACAATATACACGTTCAAGAGATGACAGTGCTTTAGATCGAATTAATGTTGCTAGACTGGTTGCTTTTTTACGCAGACAACTTGCAGTGTTAGCAAAACCATTCTTGTTCGAACCCAATGATGAGCAAACACGCAGAGAGATTAAAGGTGCAGCAGAAAGCCTATTAATTGAGTTAGTAGGTCAAAGAGCGCTATACGATTTTATTGTAGTCTGTGATAGCACAAATAATACAAGAGAAAGAATTGATCGTTCTGAGCTCCATATGGATATTGCTATTGAACCAGTTAAGGCTGTAGAGTTTATCTACATTCCTTTACGTATTAAAAATACTGGCGAAATTGCAGCCGGGGTTTAATAGGTAAATAATAAGAACAAGGAGCATATAGATGCCAATCGCAAGTTTAAACAGATTTACAGTACCGCTAACAACAGATCAAAGCGCAGCAACGCAGGGTCTGTTGATGCCAAAACTAAGATATCGCTTTCGCGTTACCTTAGATGGATTCGGTGTAGCAGGTACTCCTACAACAGAACTAACCAAGCAGGTTATGAATGTAACTCGTCCACAGGTTAACTTTGAGGAAATTAAACTTTCAGTTTATAACAGTACAGTAAAGTTAGCAGGGCGTCACAGCTTTGAAGATGCTACTCTTACATTACGAGATGATGTAACTGGTGCAGTAACACGTAAAGTAGGCGAGCAACTTCAGAAACAATTTGACTTTTTTGAACAGAGCGGTGCTGCTAGCGGCATTGATTACAAGTTTAGAATGAGAGTTGAAATTTTAGACGGCGGTAACGGCGCTTTTGAACCAACAAGTTTAGAAAGTTTCGAGTTCTTAGGATGTTTCGTAAAGAAAGCAGCCTATCAAGGCGGCGATTATACAAACAATGAACCTATGGATATTGCTCTTACAATAACATACGATAATGCTATTCAACTAAATCGTCCAGGCGGTGATAGAGCTGGATTAGGTCAAGATGTAGGTAGAACTGTTCGTACATTAGCCCTAGGCGGATAAAAAAGTCTAATTTGTCAAAAGCCCGGCATCAGTCGGGCTTTTTTTATACATAAATATTATTATGGCAAATGCTTTTACAAACTTTTTAGGTGGTGTGGTGAGTGGCATCTTCGGTGATAGCGGAGACCTCAAGGACTATCAACATGCAGATAGATTGTATGTTAAAAATACATATGCGAGAGCTCCAAAAGTAGGATTTCTATATTTTGTAAGTTTCAATATAAACAGAAATGCTATCATTGATAAAAACTGGGATCAACGCAAAGGCTATAGAGATGTAGGGCTATTAGTAAGACGTCTAGACTTACCAAGATTTACAGTTTCATCTGAAACATTAAATCAATATAACAAAAAAACTATCGTACATACTAAAATCTCTTACAGTAATATTGTTATAGACTTCCACGATGACAACAGCAACCTCACTACAGATTTATGGAAAAACTATTACAACTATTACTTTAGAGATGGCATTTACGGCAATACCTCATCTAAAATTAAGCCCAAAGAATACGCAGATACCAAATACGGGACTAGTGATTATGCTTACGGTTTCGACAGTTATCAGTCATTTCCTTTCTTAGATAGTACAGATATATATGTGCTACACAAGGGAAAAGGACCACAAGATTTTACCCAATATACTTTAATTAATCCTAAAATAACAGAGTGGGTTCATAGTGATTTAAATCAGGACGAAGGCAATAAAATAATGTCTTCAAGAATGACTCTATCCTATGAAGCAGTAACATATAAGACAGGTAAAATAGTAAAGAATAAAAGTCCAGAAGGGTTCGCTCCAGTTTATTACGATACATCACCGAGTCCTTTAAGTATATCTGGTGGAATACCAGGGACCTTATTTGGAGATAACGGGATTATTGCGGGTGCAGGTCAAGTATTCGGAGAAAACGGAAGTTGGAACAGAGCCCTTAGCTCGGGTAATCCGTTGGATCTTTTAGGTGCTGCTATTCAAACAAGAAATCTTGCTAAAGGAGTAGGACAACTTAGTAAGGCAGGATTAAAAGCAGAAGGATACAGTATATTGAACGGTGCCCTAACAGGAATGGCAACAGCTGGCAGGGATCAGGTTACCCAGCCTGGCGGATTAACAGAGTCTATACAAGCCGGACTACAACAAAGTGGGTATGGCACATTAGGTAATGTAGGAGTTAATCTGTTTTCTTATAAAAACTCAAGTATTAATGGTCAAACGACTGCCAGACCTAGTACATTGACAGGTGGAGGAAACGGATAATGTATAATAATATTCCCGCAAATAAGTCTACCAACAGTGACAGCGCTACTTTGAAAGCCTTTGACACATATTATGATAAGCCTATAGAAATTTCAGTAAGCACATATAATGCCGCGGTCGCCTTTTTTACCGGTAGAGGCTTTGATCAAACTGCTGCAGAATCTGTAGCATTAATCGTTTTAAAGCAGGCAAAGAAAGATGATCTTAACCCTATGAAAATACTAGACACATTAAAGGGGTTAGATCAAGTTGAAATATCTGCGTTAGTAGCTGAAATTATTAACTATAATAGATTTAAAACCAGCTTCTTAGGTTACTCTTTAGAATATAGAACTAACGAACAGGTTAATCGCAACGTTCTTTCATGAGTTTAAAGTTTAGTCAAGGTATATTCACGATGAAAAACCCTGAAAAATATATGGGTAGTAAGTCACCTATGTTTCGGTCGAGTTGGGAATATACTTTTATGACTTTTTGCGATAACAATCCTGCTGTACAACAATGGGCTAGCGAATGTGTAAAGATTCCATATAGAGATCCGTTAACAGGAAGGCAGACTGTTTATGTTCCAGATTTTCTTGTTCACTACGTTGATAAAAATCAAAAAAAACATGTCGAACTTATAGAAATAAAGCCAGTTAAACAAACACTACGAGAACATGTAGGTAAAAATCCTTATAACCAGGCGCAGTATGTTAAAAATTTAGCGAAATGGGAAGCTGCAACTTCTTGGTGCAAAAATCGAGGTATTAGGTTTAGAGTAGTTAACGAAGGCGATATTTTTCATAATCCTCGAAATAAAAAATAAGTAAATTTATGACTAAAAAACTCGAAGAACTATTTGACCTTCCACCTACGGAAGAAACTTTCACTCAACCTGTTAGTGAACCTTTACCTATTATAAACCTTGAAGAAAAGCTAGAAGAGTTTGACAAAATATCAGCAGCACTACCTAGAGTAAAAGGTTTAGGTGATTTGAGTGACGCAGAACTGGATGCACTTGCCAGCAAGGCAGAACAGGCCTACGATGATTTAATGGATCTAGGTATGAATGTTGAAGCTAGATATGGAGCCCGTATGTTTGAAGTGGCTGCGCAAATGATGAATGCTGCCATTACTGCTAAATCTAACAAAATAGATAAAAAACTAAAAATGATAGATTTGCAGATTAAAAAATATGCTGTTGATAAGAAAAATGGCAAAGAAGAAGCCATTCAAGGAGAAGGTTATATCCTAACAGATAGAAATAGCATCCTTGAAAAACTGAAAAATCTTAATAAATAATACACTATGAAAACATTTAAAGAACACTTATCTGAGTCCAAAAAGCAGTATGATTTTAAGGTCAAACTTGCTTGTGAAATGACTGGTGATCAAGAAACTCATTTAAAGTCTTTGTTGGACAAATGGCAACTGAGCGGATTTAAGAAGGCAGCTAAAACTCCTATCCAACAACTTCCATTAGATTTTCCTCAACTGAAAAATGTTGAGGTCCATATCTATGAAGTCAGTTTAGATTATCCTACAACGCAACACGAACTAACTGAGTATATTGCCAGTGAACTTAAAGTAGGTAGAGGACATGTTGTAGTAAAACGTCCAGGTGAGCCAACTGAAGAATATCAAAATATTGAACCTAAAAGAGAAGGTGCTCTATTAAATGATCCAGATTATAAAGAGTCTCCAAATGCGCAGTTTGAAGATTTCTACGGAGACAAATATAATAGCGGATTTGTCAAAGAACTAAACGATTTGCTTAAACTAGAGCGCAAGGCTAGAGGAGAGCAGATTCCAACTGAAGGTGCAGCAAAATTTAGCACAGACAAAGAAGAAAAACAAGAAAGTCTGTTAAAGTTTTTAGCACAAGATCTAAGGAAATAATCATGCAAATGATAGATGTATTAAAAAGACTGGCTGAACTAGACGCTCAAAATCCGCGTGTGAAAAGTGATGTACCTGTGTTGCCTAAACGAAAAGTTGCAGAATCACAAGTAGACGAATGTGGCATGATGGGAGCTATGACCCCAGAAATGCATATGCCATCACATCCACCTACACCTGCTACAATTAATATGACAGCAGGTAGTGCAGATGAGTTAGGCAACCTTTTAAAAGATATTGTCAGTCTAGCAGGGATGAAAACAGAACCTGCAATGGACATGCCAACACCAATGGCAGATATGCCTCCACCGGCTGAGCCAGAAATGGGACCCGATTCACCCTCTAGTCCAGCAGATACTATGCGTTCAGTTATTGACAAACTAAACCCAATGGATGGAGATGACCAAAATGGCGAAGAACCAGAAGGTCCTGAACAAGATGGTCAAGATGGTGTAACTAAGTCACATGGTGATGTAGACGATGATGGCGACCATGATATGGACGACCATGATGCTGAGAAAGAAAAGGCAGAGGAAGAATGGGATAATGCACCTAGCGATCCTAATAAGCCTCCCCCGTTCGATGCTAATAAAATGAGCAATCAAGATCCTGCAGGACATCCTGGTGCAGGTGACAGAATGGACGGCGACCGTCCTAAGGCATTTGCCACATTTGAAGATCAACTTATGTGGGAATATAAAAAATTTATACAAGAATAAACGTCCAGGGCATAGCCGTCAAATAGCCTCTTAGGAGGCTATTTTTTTCAGTAAATAAATGTATGGGATCAAAAAATATCGATAATAAGTTAGTAAAAGCAGCTCACAGTACGCTGAAATACACTAACGAACAAATAGAAGATTTATTAAAATGTACAGATAAAGCAACAGGCCCTCATTTTTTCTTAAATCATTTCTTTTATATTCAACATCCTGTTAAAGGTAAACTAAGATATGAAGCCTTTGATTACCAAAAACGTTTGGTAGACAGCTATCATCAACATAGATTCAATGTAAATCTTTTACCTAGGCAAACAGGTAAAACTACCACAGCAGCAGGATATCTATTATGGTACGCTATGTTTGTACCAGACAGTACAATACTAGTAGCAGCACACAAATATACTGGCGCACAGGAAATTATGCAGAGGATTAGATATGCTTACGAACTTTGCCCAGATCATATTCGCTGCGGAGTAACAAGTTATAATAAACAAAGTTTAGAATTCGATAATGGAAGTCGTATAGTGGCTCAAACAACTACAGAAACAACTGGTCGTGGTATGAGTTTATCACTATTATATGCTGATGAGTTTGCCTTCGTTGAACCAGGAATAGCTACAGAGTTTTGGACTTCTATTTCTCCTACCTTGGCCACAGGTGGTAAAGCGATTATAACATCTACCCCTAACTCAGATGAAGATCAGTTTGCCTTAATATGGAAAGAGGCCAACATGAAGTTTGATGAGTTTGGCAATGAACAAATTCTAGGTAGAAACGGTTTCTTCCCATTTAGAGCACACTGGACTGAACATCCGGATAGAAATGAAAAATGGGCACATGAAGAACGCAGCAGAATCGGCGAAGAGAGATTTAGGCGAGAACATGATTGTGAGTTTTTAGTTTTTGATGAAACTTTGATTAGCAGTATTCGACTTGCAGAACTAGAAGGAACTGAGCCTATTATGAAAATGGGTCAAGCCAGGTGGTATAAAAAGATTAATACTAAGTTCACTTATATTGTATCATTAGATCCTAGTCTAGGCACAGGTGGGGATTACGGTGCTATACAAATAATAGAGTTACCTAGTTTTGATCAAGTATGCGAGTGGCATCACAATCTTACGCCAATACAAGGACAGGTGCGAATATTACGAGATTTGTGTAACTTTATATCTGAAAAGTTTGCTAACCATGGTTTACCTCCTAATCTTTACTACAGTGTAGAAAATAATACAGTAGGGGAAGCTGCCCTGGTAGCAATAAGTGAAATAGGGGAAGAAAGCATACCTGGTCTTTTCCTAAGCGAACCTATCAAGAAAGGACATGTTAGAAGGTTTAGAAAAGGATTTAACACAACTCATAGCAGTAAAATATCTATTTGTGCCAAATTAAAACATTTAGTAGAAAGTAATAGAATGAAACTATGTTCTAAACCGCTTATATCCGAACTTAAAACTTATGTGGCTAAAGGAATAAGTTTCGAAGCTAAAGAGACAGCTCATGACGATTTAGTTAGCTCTCTTTTACTTGCATTACGAATGGCTATGATGTTACAAGAATGGGATCCTGCCATTTATGATAAACTTAGAGAAGAAAGAGATGATGAATGGACAATGCCATTGCCCATTTATATGAATACATATAGCTAAATATAGTTTATGAAAGCTATCCAAATAATCAGTCAAGATTTATTCGACAAAGTTAGAAGTCGATTTAGTAATCTGGAAATGGGCGATGAAACTGGCGCAGTTACTATAGATCCATCTCAGGCAAGGTTTTATGATTTTGATTTTGTCAAAGAAGGTACAAACTTAGGTCGTGTCAGCATTAGTCTAGCAGATCCTGGAAGTCTTAAGATTTATTACAGTCAAGGTATTACAGAAGGTCAAGATGATGTGGCTAAAAAGCTATGGTATTCATTTCTAAAAGAAATGCGTATGTTTGCCATGCGTAGATTGCTAAGATTTGACACTAGAGATATTAGTAAAAGTAATTTGGATAGAAACGATTTTCAACATTTAGCGGCTACTCAACCGCCGAAGGAAGATGAAATGGCATTACAAATGAATGAATCACGTTGGACACCAAAAAGTTCAAGAAAAACAAGTCGAGCAGTAAAAGGTACTACCGAAGTTATTGTTAGACATCATAACCCGGTAGATGAAACCTACGCAGGCGCTAGAAGCCAAAGAAAAAACATTAAGGCAATTTTTATACAAAACAAAGATGGAGAAAGATTTAAATATCCATTCATTCATCCCGCAGGCGCATTTGCAATGGCACAACATGTGGATCACGGAGGAGTTCCTCATGATCCGGCAGGCAAAGCTATAATCAGAATGAGCGAGCAAATAGCTCAACTACAAGAATTTCAAAGAAAAGTACAACATCAAACATTGCACGATGACGCTACAGGAATTACAGAGAGGGCCGTAGGCCGTTTACACGAACTAAAGGCAATGATAGAGGCATTGAGTAAGCGTCATCATTATGAATCATGGATAGCAGAATTTTCAGAACAAGCAGAACCTATGGTAAGTGAATTAGACCCTGTTACTATGGAAACCTACAGACAGGCATTCACTCAAACACAATTCAACGAAGAACTTGCAAGTTTATTTCCACTAATACATAGTATTATGCAAGAAAAGGTTGATCTAGAAGACTATGTAGGTGAAGAGCTCAAAGGCAACCAAAAAGAATTAGATACAGATAACGACGATGATATAGATGCTAAAGACCTTGCTGCTTTACGCAAGTATAGGGCGGCAGGAGAAAGTATAGAAACATTCGAAGAATGGGCTACCTCTCTTGAAGAAGGCACACTTACAGACGATCAAATTAATGCTCTAAAACTAGAACTAGAAAATATGGCACAATCAGGGCAAAATCTAAACTTTGAAACCGCATATGAGTTTTTTCAACAGTTTGGTATAGATGATCCCCAGTTAGAAAAAGATTTTAAATCACAGGCAGACTTAGATACAAGTGAAAACCCATTAAAGACATTCAGAGACTGGGCAGCAGATGCATATCCCGAACTACTAGCACCTTTGAGTGCTGTATTACCAAAGGATGAAGCACCTGTAGAACCTGCACAAGAACCTGCACCTGCTCCCGCAGAACAACCAGCAGTCGAAAACGACGATCATCAATGGACTAATAATATGATGAGTAAAGTTAGTGAAGGACAAAATATGGACGAAGTTTACCACCGTGTAGCAGAAATGGTTAAAAGTCGCTTTAACAAAGATAATCCAAATGTCGGTCCATTCAACGGTCAAGAAGGCATTCTTTTAGATGTAGAAAAAGAAATTAAAGAGAAATATGGCGAAGAAGTTGGGCATCATGCTAGAACTGTAGCTGAAAAATTTATGGAAAGATTAACACAAAAATGGGCGGCTAAACATAAGCCTGCATTGATGGGTGAGAAAGGTATGTCTGAAGGAACTGGAGAAGCTATTTTATCAAAGATTGCCGCCAGTGGCGACGATGCCTATGATATGATATATGATGGATTGGTTGGTAAATTCGGTGAAGAGGCTAGGACCACACTACAAAACATGTATGACGAAATCGCCGTCAATTCTAGATTGCACCCAGACGATGACTTTGAGGAAATACAGAGTCGTATGCTTGATCGAATAGAACAAGGGTACGGTATGGCTGAACAACCAGATGAAGGCAATGCTTTCGGTATGCAGGCTAGGTATGCAGACAAAGGCGACAAGTTCAAAGTAGGCGATCAAGAATATATTAAGTCCGAAGATGACGCTGCCTTAGAAGCAATGAGTCGCCATGCTAAAGGTTGGGAAAAATATGGACAAGGCATGAAAGAATTAGCCAAGGCAGGTAAGGAAGGCGCTAGCGAAAAAGAGATGGACCGCTTACGTAAAAAACACAATAGGTATGATGAGGAAATAGAACTTATTCGTAAACTTTCAGGAATGGCAAAATAATATATATTATAGCACTGAAAATATTTGACATACTAAATAAGACTGTGTATAGTTAACTCTATGCACAGTTTTTCTTTTTATCAGTTGGTAGAAAGAAAGAGGCATTTTAAGGCACATTATAAGGAGAAAACATTATGGCCACTTTAGCAGAAATTCGCGCCAAACTTCAACAGAGCGCACAAAGTCAAATCACTTCCGGTGACAACGCAATTTATCCACATTGGAATATCGCAGAAGGAACTACTGCAACAGTAAGATTTCTTCCAGACGGAGATTCAAATAACACGTTTTTCTGGCTTGAAAGGGCCATGATCAAACTTCCCTTTGCAGGTGTCAAAGGTGAAACTAATTCTAAGCCCGTGACTGTGCAAGTCCCATGTATGGAAATGTGGGGCGATGCTTGCCCTATTCTTACAGAAGTACGCCCTTGGTTCAAGGATAAATCACTTGAAGAAATGGGTCGCAAATACTGGAAGAAAAAATCTTATCTATTCCAAGGTTTTGTTGTTGATAGTAAACTACAGGAAGATAAAGTTCCAGAAAATCCTATCCGTAGATTTATCATTGGCAGTCAGATTTTTAACATTGTTAAAAATGCGTTGATGGACAGTGAGATTGAAGAACTACCAACAGACTATGTACGAGGCCTAGACTTCAAGGTTACAAAGACTTCAAAAGGCGGTTACGCTGATTATTCAACCAGTAACTGGGCTCGTCGTGAACGTGCTCTCAGTGCAGAAGAAAAGGCAGCTATTGATCAATATGGTCTGTTTAAACTAAGTGACTTTTTACCCAAAAAGCCAGGTGAAGTTGAACTCAAAGTTATCAAAGAAATGTTCGAAGCATCAGTAGATGGTGAAGCATTTGATATGGATCGTTGGGGTCAATATTACAAACCAGCTGGTATGGGCGGAAGCGGTAGTGCTACTGGAGAAACTACTAAGGCACCGGCTAAAGCAGCCCCGGCTCCAGTCGCAGAATCTACAGAGGAAGATGCTCCATTTGAACCCGACACAGCTACACCACGTGCAGAAGCAAGTGATGCAGGTAGTCGTGCCGCAGACATTATAGCAATGATCCGTAAACGCAACCAACAATAATAGGAGGTTGTTTATATGGCTAAAGCTATTAAAATTAATGAGAGCTTTTCTCTGAATTTTTCCAGCAGAGAAGATCAATCAGGTGATTCAGTTATGGACTGTAATATCAACTTTGATAATCCTAAAGATGATTCTACTTTAATACATAGACTTAATACTTGGTTGAAAGCTATTGGAAGATCGGAAATAGAAGTAGTATCAAAAGAAGTTAACACAGGAACTTAATATGGCAAAAGCGTTTGATATTTCAAAGTTTAGAAAGTCAATCACTAAATCCATTGATGGTTTAGGTATTGGCTTCAATGATCCTACAGACTGGATCTCCACAGGTAACTATGCACTAAACTATCTTATTTCAGGGGACTTCTTCAAAGGAGTTCCTCTAGGTAAGGTAACTGTGTTTGCAGGTGAATCTGGTGCAGGTAAATCATATATCTGCTCCGGTAACATCATAAGGCACGCTCAAAGTCAAGGTATATTCTGTATTCTTATTGATTCAGAAAATGCTCTTGACGAAGCATGGTTACATGCCTTGGGCGTAGATACTGATGAAAATAAACTCTTAAAACTTAATATGGCCATGATAGATGATGTGGCTAAAACGATTAATGAGTTTATGAAAGAATACAAAGCAATGCCTGTGGAAGATCGTCCTAAGGTATTATTTGTTATTGACAGTCTTGGTATGTTATTAACTCCTACAGATATTAATCAGTTTGAAGCAGGTGATCTTAAAGGTGACATGGGTCGTAAGCCTAAAGCACTGACAGCACTTGTTCGTAACTGTGTTAATATGTTTGGCAGTTACAATGTAGGCTTGGTATGTACTAATCATACCTATGCCAGCCAAGATATGTTCGATCCTGATGACAAGATAAGTGGCGGGCAAGGCTTTATCTATGCGTCATCAATAGTAGTTGCCATGAAAAAACTAAAATTAAAAGAAGATGAAGATGGCAACAAGGTAAGCGATGTACTGGGCATTCGTTCAGCATGTAAGGTAATGAAAACTCGTTATGCCAAACCGTTTGAATCGGTACAGGTCAAGATTCCATATTCAACAGGTATGAGTCCTAGTTCAGGTCTTGTAGACATGTTTGAAAAGATGGGTGTATTGACAAAAAGCGGAAATAAGCTACAATATATAAGTAAGAAGACTGGTGAGATCGTAGCTGAATTCCGTAAAAACTGGACCGAAGATAAACTTCTTAAAATAATGGCAGAATGGGATAATTCATTGCCAATCTCTCCAGTAGAAACCGTTGAGGATACTGAGGAAGCATAATGGACGAAGAACTTATTATTGAAGTTTGGGAAATCTTTAGAGATCATGTCCCTGAAAAAACTAGAGCAGCGGCAGCAGAACAATTTATTGACTTTTTAGTAGATAAAGACACTGATACCAATGTGCTAGAAGGACTTAAGGGATATGATCCTCATCTAGACGACGCTATTGACCTAGTAATGGGTGATGAAGAAGAAGCAGATGAGGATTACGAAGATGATTGGGGCGAAGAGGAAGACGACGAGGAATATTGATGTCCTGGTATGCTAAAGTCTCACAAGACATAGCTAATCTTCCCAACTGCCTTAATCACTTTTACACAGAAATCGAACAAGCACGAAAAGAGGTCAAGATCTACGGCAACGTAGAGAAGGCCTCTGCTTCGTTACCTGGTATTGTTGAACAAAGATTTAATCAGTTGCAGGAAATAGAAGCTATTCTCGAATATCTTAACATCGAACTTAGACGTATTAGGTCTAAGGCGTTCAAAAAATATTTAGAAAACTATCAACGAGCTCTTAGCTCAAGAGATTGTGAAAAATATGTTGAAGGCGAGGCAGATGTGGTAGATATGGAGAAAATTATCAACGAGTTTGCCATGCTACGCAACCAATGGCTAGGCATTGTTAAGGCACTGGACGTTAAACAGTGGCAACTTAGTAATATTATCAAGTTACGATCCGCGGGTTTAGAGGATATTACACTATAATGTTTATAGAAGATCTTATTACAGTTCTAGAAACGGGAGTAAGCCCGAACTTGAACAAATTTGATGCTAACCTAATTAATAGTTTTGCTAATCAAATTTTTAATCAACTGGCCTTGACAGAAAAACAGGCAAATATTGCATTACGCATACTAAAACGTAATCAATCATACTTAGAAACAGTGCTAGGTAAAAATATTGACCAAAATTTACTTCAACCCCGATACAAATACCCATTTAGAGTGATTTCATCTGCTAAAGTCATTTCGCTTAAAGAAGATATTGCTTATGGTAAGGTCATTAAAGTGGAATTTCCCTATAATGAAAATATTTTAACAGAACTAAGAAAAGGTCGTGAACAGTCAACTAATGGTTTTTGGTCAAAAGATGAAAAATCTTGGATTTTTCCGCTTTCCGAGTCAAATCTTAACTTTTTATTTGATATTAGTACAAAATTTGAGTTTATCTTATCAGATGAAATCAAAATATTATTTGATGAAATCGCTTTTATTAAACAAAACATAGATAACTACATACCCTGTTTAACTTATGAAGAAAATGACCTAAAATTTGTCAATTTTCCTGAAAATTTGCCTCAAATAGAATCAAAAGAACCACTTTCTGCTATTTTTGAGGCAAGAAAAAAAGGAGTCTTTGTATGGGACAATAACGTTGAAAACTTTTTACAAAGCAATAAAGTTAAAACTTTAACCAAAGAGTTCCTCGCAGGTGTTCCTAGCGAAGATTTCAATATAAACCCCGAAAAAATCGCATTTCTTGACCTAGAACAGATTATAACTAATATGTTTCCTGTGGCCATTGTGATTCCGGGAGGAAGTGAACTTGAAAATCTTGAAAAAATATATACCGACCTAGTTCGTATGGGTGTTGATACAACTGACATTACAGTGCTGTTTAGATTACCTAACGAAACCAACAAAGATTTCAATGAATTTGTCAAAAATAATGGTTTGAATAATCCTTTGACAGATAATACCAAAGTAGTTTTTTTAAGTAGCAAAGTTCCTAAAACTGTAGTAAAATATAATACACGTTTTAACCTTATTATTAATCTAGGCTATAACAATGTACATTATACCATGCGTGATTTCGTGAAAAAACATGAAAATATGATTTACTATTGTACAAAAACAAAACAACAGGAAATAGATTTTGCCGAGCTGTAAAATTATTATCAAAGATGAAGTTAATGTTAAGATAGAAAATCTAGATCTTGACACACGAAAGTATTTGGTCAAAAAATTTAAGTTTGAGGACCCTACTGCCCGATATAGACCAGCTTATAAACTGGGCAGATGGGATGGTACTGTGAGTTTTTTCGGTCTGGGCGGAACTACCTATCTATCTATGTTACCACAGGTTTTAGAACTACTTGAAAATCGTAACTACTACTGCGAACTGGAAGATCACCGTGAAGTTTTTGACCTTAATTTTCAGGAAATTTTCGAAGATTTTTGGGGTGAAAAAACATGGCCTAAAGGACATAGGTTTGAAGGAGAATACATTAGACTACGTGATGATCAAGTAGAAGTTATTAATAAGTTTTTGACCAATCCTCAGTGTATTCAAGAAATAGCCACAGGTTTTGGTAAAACTATTACCACCGCGACCTTGGCGAAAATTTGCGAAAAATATGGTAGAACTGTTACAATAGTACCTAACAAAAGTCTAGTAGAACAGACAGAAGAAGATTTTATAAATGTCGGTTTAGATGTAGGCGTTTACTACGGAGATAGAAAGGAACTAGCACGAACTCATACAATATGCACCTGGCAAAGTCTCAATATTTTAGACAAAAAATCCAAGGAAACTGGCGAAGATTTAGAAGTTCTAACCTTGGCAGAACTGTTAGATAATGTTCGTTGCGTTATGGTAGATGAAGTACATATGGCTAAAGCAGAAGTTCTTAAAAAACTTTTGACCTTTAATCTTAGTAGAGCGCCAATCAGATGGGGACTTACAGGAACTGTGCCAAAACAAGACTTCGAGTTTCAAAGTTTACGTGCTAGTCTAGGTGAAGTAGTACATAGAGTGGCTGCACACGAGTTACAGGAAAAAGGTGTATTAGCCAACTGTCATGTTAATATTGTACAGACAGCAGAATGGAAAGAGTTTGGCAGCTATGCAGAGGAACTCAAGTTTTTAGTTACTAATTCAGAACGTATGACCTATGTTGCCAGCCTCATTGACAAGATTGCAGAAACAGGTAATACTCTAGTTTTGGTAGACAGAATAGAAAGTGGTGAATTTTTAACAGAGAATTTAAAAGATGCAGTATTCATATCAGGCAGAGTTAAAACCAAAGATCGTAAAGAAGAATATAATGAAGTTGCGATTGCTGATAACAAGATTATTGTGGCGACTTATGGTGTGGCCGCTGTGGGTATTAATATTCCTCGGATTTTTAATCTGGTTCTTCTGGAACCCGGAAAGAGCTTTGTTAGGGTTATACAATCTATTGGGCGAGGCATTAGAAAAGCTGAAGATAAAGACTTCGTCCAAATCTGGGACCTAACAGCTAGTTCAAAATATGCTAAACGACATTTAACAGAACGTAAGAAGTTTTATAAAGAAGCACAATATCCATTTAACATTGAAAAGATAAAATACGTATAATGCAAATACTAACCCTTGATGATAAAATGTTCAGTCTTAATGAACTTCCAGAAGAAATAGATGAAGATCTAAGATTTGCTGTGCTAGATAATAGCGACAGTCAAAATCCAGACTATTTCTTTATACCTCTTATATTTTTAGAAAGTTTTACTGGACCAGCAGTAGTTCTAAAAGTGGGCCCGCATGAAATCACTATGCCCTTAGATTGGTGTACAATAGTAGGTGACCCAGAAGGACCTGAAATGGAAGTTCTTCCACTGACCAGTCTAAATGATAGAGGATTTAAAACCTTCTGCTTTAACCCATTGAGCAGTTTTAGGCCGGAGTTTCACGAGATAGATATTGTGGATGTCTATCAAGATGTGAAATGGTATTTTCCTAAAATGCGCAGTGGTCAACTCTTATGTACTCCGCTTCATACAGGTGAAAATCCTCTATGCGCCTACTTTGTAAAAGAAGTAAGTAGGCAAAGTGAAATCATTGATTATACGAAATGTTGGTGAAACTATGGGACAACTAAAAGAAGGAGTAAGTTATGTATATGAAAGTCCGGACGGCGGAGAAACTATCTATGCCAGAGAGTTCGGAGGGACTGAACGACATCTAATCAGCATCAGCCTTAACCGTAGGCAGCAAGACAAAGAATTGGCGGATAGACAGCTATGGGACGATATTAGAAAACAGTCTGAAACAAATGAGGCCTTGAAAACGGCGCTAGAACACTGTATACTATTGTATTACATAGGTAAAAATGGCAGCTAAACTAGACATCAAACGTGAACTGAAAGCCGTAGATCAAAAAGACTACGATTTTTACGCTAATCTCACAGATGAAGAACGCAAGGCATTTAGTCCATATATTCTCATGCGCTACACCAGTAACGTCAAACAAGATACTGATATACAAGAATGGTTTGTGGAAATGACCAATGAATGTGTGAATAAACATCATTGGCAACTGAGCAAAAATCACAAAGAACTATTGTGGAAATTATTTGCCGCCACAGGAACAGGTATTAGTTGTTATCATCCTTATTTGGCAGCGGGTAAAAAAGAAAAAGTTAACAAAATAGAAAAACTTTTGGCAGAACTTAATCCAGCAATGAAAATCTCAGAAGTAAAAATGTTGGCTAAGATGATGGATAAAAAAGACTGCGAAGAACTTTTTGATGCCATGGGTTTCGATCGTAAACAACGTAAAGAATACGAATGATTGCCTTGGTAGAACAACCGTTTAACTGTGTGCATTGCGGCAAGAATTTCATGAAAGAAAAAACTCTTGTTGCTCATATGTGCGAACGTAAACGTCGTGCTCTACAGCGAGATGAAAAACGTGTACAGGCCGGATTCATGGCCTATAATCGTTTTTGGCAACTTACACAAAACAGTAAGAAGACTAAGAGCTATGACGACTTTGCAGATAGTTCTTATTATAATGCTTTTGTAAAGTTTGGTAGTTTTATCAATAATGTAAACCCACTATATCCGGACAAGTTTGTAGACTGGATTATAAAGAGTGGAGCCAAACTAGATAACTGGTGCAAAGATCAACTCTACGAACAATATCTTTATGAAACACTAAAGACTGAACCCGTGGAGAGTGCTGTGCAACGTACTCTGCAGACCATGATGGAATGGGCAGATGATATGAGTGCTAACTTTGTACATTACTTTATGTATGTCAGTCTTAACAGAGCAGTGCATGATGTTCGCAACGGTAGAATCAGTGCTTGGATGATTTTAAATACTAAGTCAGGGCATAAGATGATTAACAACATGAGTGATGAGCAGTTAGACATGATTGCACCCGCATTTGATGTTGCACATTGGCAGCGTAAATTTAAAGAGTCGCCCGCCGATGTGGCCTTGGTTAAGGAAATCTGTAAGGAGGTAGGAATAGAATGAATCAACGTGTTAAAGATTTCTGTCAAGGACACGACATACGAATAGTTGATAAAAACAAACGTGTAGAAAAGGTCCGACCTTTACAACTTAGGTATTTCACTAACTCAATGGATTATAATGAAGTTAAACAAGATTACATTTATTTCGATACAGAACAATTATATACCGTAGAAATTCGTGAGAGCGAACTAGTAAAGATAGCGGAATTCGAAAGTGAAGTGTTTAACCATATGCGTCAACGTGGACACTATGACATGTTTAACTGGATCATGGAACAGAAAGAACGTGAGAAATATTTGAAAGAAAAATACCCTGCTGTGAAAAAAGCCTATGAGCAATATAGCCTAATGCTTAAAATGGCAGAAGCGGGAGAACTATAAATGCCCGACATTGACATCGACTTTGCAGATAGATCCAAGATTTTAAATATCATTCGTCATGTTCCGGCAAGTATTAGTTACGACAAAAAACACAATACAGGTGTATATGTACATAGCATTCCTATACATCCTTTATCAGGTGCTAGTAGCATACCATATCAAGAAGCCGAGCAAAGAGGATACTTTAAAATAGATTTTCTAAACGTAGGCATATATAAAGATATTCGCAACGAAGAACATCTCAACTTACTACTGAATAAGGAACCATTATGGGATTTACTGGAACAGGACGATTTCGTCAACTTGCTATTTCACGTCAACGGACATGGTTCGATCTTAAGAAGTATGAAACCCCGGACGATAGACCAACTAGCGGCAGTTTTGGCAATGATACGCCCCGCGAAACGTTATCTGATTGGCAAAGACTGGACTACGGTGATGACAGAAATATGGATCCGTCCAGATAACGACGAATACTACTTTAAAAAATCACATGCTGTGGCCTATGCGGCTGCTGTGGTTGTACAGATGAATCTTATCTGTGAGCAGATTAGCTACGACTATTCTTAGGTGTCCTTACTAACTGTATACTCTTACGTTTGACTCGTTTTTCAGCGATGTCACTGAGATTAACTGTGGGACCGAATACAACCTCTGCATCCTTGCTGTTGAACGTTTTTATGCTGTAACGAAATGCTGACATTTCCTGCTTGAGGAAAATATTGATAGGTATTTTGCGATTGGATTCCCACCACCAAACTTCGCCCAGCTCTAGAAATATTCGTCTATCTTCATCACTACGAATAACTCCAATATCATACATACTGGCCACATAACTGTCGAAGTTTATGACTATGCCTATATATTCTACATCATTTGATCTAATACATGAGATGAATGGATGGTCCCGTTGAAAGGCTGCGTAACTAGTCATTGGCTAAAATAAATATTCATATGCAAAATCTACCAATCTATTTATATGACAGAACATTTGATGTTACACTGGATTTGGACACAACAACCATAGGGGTTAACAGAAGTATGTATCAACCTGAACTAAAAATACAACGTGGTCTAAAAAACGATATTAGAATACAGTTTAAAAATAGCGACCAAAAACGTATCAGTGTCAGCACACAGACCTTCGTGTTCTCAATGTACGATGTATTGAATAATAGATTGGTTCTGGAAAAACCTTTACAGGTATTGGAAACAACCACAGCCACTAAAGGATTGGCTCTGCTTAGTCTAACTGAATCGGATACAGTAGATCTTGAACCCAGTCACTATAATTTTTCAGTGCGTAGGATAAACTCAGACGGAACATATAGTGCTGCCTACTCAAACACCTACTATGACGTAGCAGGCACTGCTCAGGTATTAAATGATGTATTCCCTAGCCTACAACCCAGCCAGGAAATCACAGCCTTCACCGTAGAAATGAACAGTGTCACTGACCTGTACGAACATAGATCAGGTAATATCTATGCTAACCCAGAATATAACGGTAACACAGCCCTTCACACAGTTGCTCTTTATATGACTGCATTTAGAGGCACTGTGAAAGTTCAAGTGACACTGAGCAATACACCTGCAAGTTTTGGCAAATATGCCACAGTTTATGAACGGATCTTCGATCAATATACAGGCATAGACTATGCAAACTTTAATGGTGTATACAGTTATGTTAGAGTGGTATACATACCTGCTACCAAGCCCGGGGATAGTCTAAATGACGATCCTAGCTACTACGGAAAATTTGACAAAGCTCTTTATAGAAGTTAAAATAACAGTGTGAATCCTATATTAGACACACTGACTCTAGCCTTACCACCACGTCGCAAGAACACACCCAGTGGTTGGATCAGCTTTGATGCTGTCTGCTGCTCACATAGAGGTGAATCTCAAGATACTAAAAAACGTGGAGGCATTCTGCTCAACGAAGACAGTTTTCAATATCACTGCTTTAACTGTGGCTTCAAGGCAGGATGGAGTGTGGGCAAACTGTTTACTGCCAATACCAAATCCTTGATGAGATGGTTGGGCATATCGGATTCTGATATCAGTCAACTCAGTCTATACGCACTGAAGACCAAGGATCAGGCCTTGGCAGTGATCAAACCTGTGAACTTAACATTAGAAACTAGAGCACTACCAGATCATGCTAGACCTATTAAAGACCTTTGTCTTGCCAACTTAGACAGTCTGGCAGAACAGAGACTACATAGAGTCATAGAATATATTCTGGAACGAGGACATAGTTTAGATTGGTATCCGTGGTACTACAGTGATCAACCTGGCTATCAAGAACGTGTGATTATACCATTCTACGAACAGGGACGTCTAGTAGGACATACGGCACGACTTATTAGAGAAGGCAAACCAAAATATCTCACAGACAGCCAAAGCGGCTATGTGTTTAACATGGATGCACAGACACCGGATAGATCCGCAGTGATTGTAGTAGAAGGACAGTTTGATGCCATTGGAATAGATGGTGTGGCCATAATGACCAACGAACCCAATGCTGCACAGGTCAAGCGTATACAACAGCTGAACAGACAGGTTATTGTGGTACCTGACAGAGATCGTGCTGGTGCAAAAATGATTAGACATGCACTGAATAATGGATGGGCTGTAAGCATGCCACCATGGCCCGAAGGTATAAAAGATGTTTCTGACTGTGTAAGAGCACAGGGCAGGCTATATACACTGACTACTATTTTACACTACGCAGAATCAAACACTGTAAAAATACAACTTATGGAACGAAGACTACAACATGCCTGACTATACCTACACTGTACAGAAACTATACTTGGAAATGTTCTTGGCAGACGCCGAAACTTTTATACGCTGTCAGAATATTTTCGACCCTGAACTGTTTGATCAACGATTAAGATCCACGGCAAAGTTTATCACAGAACATGTAGATCGCTATAAGGTCATGCCTGAACTTGTTCAGGTCAATGCGGCCTGCGAATCTAACCTAGAAGCAGTCACTATGCAGAAGGAAAACTTCGAGTGGCTCATGGATCAGTTTGAACAGTTTACTAGGCACAAGGCCTTGGAACGAGCTATTATACGCAGTGCAGACCTGCTGGACAAAGGTGAATACAGCCCAGTGGAACGTTTGATTAAAGAAGCCATACAGATCAGTCTGAACAAAGACATGGGCACAGACTATTTTGCCGATCCGAGAGCTAGACTGGAAGGACTGAAAAGCAGCAACGGACAGATATCCACAGGCTGGCCCAGTGTGGACAAGAAACTATATGGCGGATTTAATCGAGGTGAACTTAATATCTTTGCCGCAGCATCGGGTGGGGGCAAAAGTCTATTCCTGGCTAACCTAGGTATTAACTGGGCTCTACAGGGCATGAACGTCATATACTTGACCTTTGAGCTCAGTGAAAATCTTGTGGCCATGCGACTGGATTCAATGACCACAGGTATACCCACTAGAGAAATCTTTCGTAATATCGACGATGTGGAACTTAAGGTAAAAATGCTAGAGAAACGTGCAGGCAGCATACAGATCAAGTATATGCCATCAGGCAAAAATTGTAACGATATTCGAGCCTATTTGAAGGAATATCAGGTCAAAAAACATCATAAACCTGATGTTTTGCTCATAGATTACTTGGATTTGATGATGCCCCTAAGTGTGAAGGTATCGCCCTCAGATTTATTCGTAAAAGACAAATATGTGTCAGAAGAGATCCGTAACTTGGCCATGGAAACACAGTGTCTTACAGTAACAGCCAGTCAGCTGAATAGAAGCGCAGTGGAAGAGATTGAGTTTGATCATAGTCATATCAGTGGAGGACTCAGCAAGATACAGACAGCAGATAATGTTATAGGTATCTTTACTAGTCGTGCTATGAAGGAACGTGGACGCTATCAGATACAGTTTATGAAGACACGTTCTAGCAGTGGCGTGGGACAAAAGGTGGATCTAGAGTTTAATATTGATACACTGCGCATTTCAGATCTGGGCGATGAAGAAGATGCTAGACCACAGCAGTCAGCTAGACCAGAAGTCATGCTCAAACGTACCAGTGTGGTATCCACAACAACAACGGAAACAGTGGATCCTGCCACAGGTGAAATTACTAGAACCGTGGCCAAACGACCACAAAATCAACCTAAGGCACCCTCTATACGCAGTATGCTCAGTGCGCTAAATCCAGAACAGGACTAGAGCCAAGCACTGACAGTTTGACGTGCTACCTGCTCTATACAGTAGTTCCACTGTATATTAGCATCAACTTGAAATACCGTCTCTATACTGGCATCCAGTACTTCCCAACGATAGGGATCTTCAGATCTAGGCACAGTACCCGTTAGCTCACGTTCAAACCTACCATCCTCCCAGGTCCAATAGCCCGCACAGGCACGAAAATATTCAGGACCCTCATTCCTACTTAGAGCCATGAGCACTGATATGTCATTGGTTAGGCCTATATGATCAGTTAGGGGCACTGTACTGATACCTGCCCAATCTAAACTGTGTATGACGTGTATCTTATGTGGATTGACTACTCCGCCAAAATATACAGGCTGATCCCCTTCGTGATCTATGCCAATGTTCCGTGTGACACGACTTAGAGTAAGCTCTGGATGCGGCGTGTTTATCTGTAGGCACACAGTAACAGAGTCAGTGTCCGTGACCACAATCTGCACACTACGTGCTGCTTCATTCCTGGGATTGCTGGGATGTGCTATGACCAACTTGCCCACATAGTTTTCTCTCATCATATGCATATTTAACCAGGCTAAATATACAGTTATGAACTTAGGACAGCTACAACCATTGAACCCTAAACTTTGGGAAGCTAGGAACAAACTTAAACCCGAAGTGAGAGGAGCTCTACTGCGTATTGCAGAAGACTTCTATGATTATGTTGACATCAAATTCCCCATACTGGACATAGTGATTACAGGCTCCAACGTTAACTATAACTATAACAAAGATTCAGATCTGGACCTACACTTGATCACAGACTATGATCTGCTTGACTGCAAAGACGAAGCTGAAGAACTTTTCGATACTAAACGTCATCTCTACGAACGAGATAATAATATTCGTATCTACGGCATACCAGTTACTCTATACGTGGAGAATGTACACAGCCCGGGCGAATCAGCAGGACTATACAGTATAAAACAGGATCGGTGGCTGAAACAACCCACTAAACATCTACCCAAAATAGATCAACACAGGTTCACAGAGGAACTTGAGGCTTGGCAAACTATAATAGATCATACAGCTGAACTGAAAGATTTGGACACTGCGGAAACTGCTCTAGAACTACTGAGACAGTATAGACGAATGGGCCTGAAACAGAAACAGGGCGAATTTAGTACAGCTAATCTAGTTTATAAACAACTGAGACAAACAAAAGATCTGGCTAGGCTACAGGACCTAGTCCAAAAACTGCACGACGATTGGCTTAGTATAGACTAGGCGCGATAGCGCATCTGCGAAGCAGAACAGCGGAAAACAGTTTATAAACATTAACTACTCAGTTAATCCAACTACATCTGAACAACCTACTATGAACCAAAGCGTAGTAAGAATATTGTACAGTTGCGCTCTTGACTGAAACTGACTCCGCAATAATAGGGATTGTGTAGAGCCCACATTGCCCATGTCCAATCTCTATAGTGTAGACCAACATGATCCTCTAACCAAGACTCTACTAGATCCACTGAGGCTACCCAATCCACTGTGCCCGAAGGATTAGACACAGTAGGCCAAGGCGCTGATACACGATATGGTAAACAGGGATGATCCCATAATGCTCGCATGAAAATATTTATTGTAGGCTAATATGACAGTTACAACCGGTCTATACACTGCACAAAAATTTTGCTGCAAAAATTTCAAATGGTCCGGAGAACCGTGGCCATGGTGATTTCTAACCTATGGGTATGGTGAGTTTTAGGGTTTGAATGATTGGTTTGAGAGATTGAGAGATTGGGGTTGAACTTTTGGCAAGCGGTTGTGCTAGTAACTATAGCGTTATAGCATTTACACCCCAGGGCTCCCACCGTTGCTCATAAACAACATCTCTGTTGCGTACATACAACATGTTGACATGCTAGTGCTTTTTTGCTATTATACATACATGCACAAAGCACACAACA